AGCATCGAGGATGCCCGGTACGTCGGCCATTGCTACGCCAACGACAAGGATGACCTGCTCGCCAAGGCCGAGATCGACCCGACCTGGGACGAACAGGCCATCCTGGACATCCCGCCGGAAACCGATCTAGAGGACGCCCGCGACGACACGGGCCGGCACGTCGAGGATCGCGGCGAGATGGCCGTGTACGAGGTCTGGGTTCCCGAGCACGACCAGGCCATTCCGGAGGCCATCGACGAGATGATCGGCCCGGGTCTGGTGAACGGGACCATCTACACCTTCGTCAAGGGCCGCTCCAAGACAACGAAGTACGACGGCTATATCCGCAAGCCGGTTCCGTATTTTGGTCCGGCGACCGGCCCGTACACCGTCTTCGGGGTCTACACCGTCCCCGACGATCCGTATCCGCTGTCCCCGCTGATGGCGATCCAGAGCCAGATCGACGACCTCAACGCGCACCTCAAGAGCGTCCGCTCGAGCGCAGCCGCGTACAAGCGGCTCATCATGGTGGACAGCCGCAACCACAAGCTGGCGCAGGACATCAAGGACCGTCCGCACGACTACATCGTGCTGTCCGAGAGCCTCGACAAGGACCGGGTGCTGAATCTCGAGGTCGGAGGCATCACCCAGCAGCAGGTGCAGTACTCGCAGATCGCGCAGGACCGCCTCGACCGGGTGTCGGGAATCCACGACGCCATGCGCGGGAACATCACCGGAGCGGCCACGGCGACCGAGGTGGCCGTCGCGGAGAGCAGCGCCACCATGCGTATGGCGCACCTCAAGCGCCAGTTCCAGGATGCCGTGGACACGCTCGGACGGTCGGTCTGCTGGTATCTGTGGCACGACGACCGGGTCGTTCTCCCGCTCGGCAAGGAAGGCGTCGCCACCCTGCTCGAGCAGAATCCCGTCTTCACGGGCGGCGTCCGGATGCCCGGATGGGAGGACGTGGAGGTTTCCGTCGACTCCTACAGCATGGAGCGCGTCAGCGAGTCCCTCGTCCAGAAGCGCGCCCTCGAGCTGATGCAGATCACCGGGACGGTCGCCCAGGGCATGGTGTCCATGCCGTTCGTCAAGTGGCGCGAGATCCTCTCGATCGTCGGTGACGCCCTGAACGTCCCCCACCTTCCCGACCTCATCGACCAGAACGCCATCGCCCAGATGCAGCAGGCCCAGGCGCAGGCTTCCGCCGCGCAGGTGGAAACGCCGAACCGGCGCGTCAACGCGATGGGAGAACCCAACCCGATCCCCGCCGGCGCGATGTCGGGGATCTCGCAGGCCGCGAACAGAGCATGAAGTACGAGTTCACAGATGAACACGGAAATGTGGTCGAAATGGAGTTCCCGATGAGGGAAGCACCTTCGATCGGCAGTATTATCGAGCGTGACGGGAAGCGGTTCACACGCATCGCGAGCGCGATGCAGGTGGACCCCGGGACGAATCGGTCCATCTATCCCTATGTGAGCAATGCGCTTCCGCGCAAGCTCGAGGGATGCAGGACCACTCGCTCCGGAAAGCCGATCGTCGAGTCGAAGCGCCATGAGAAGGAGATCATGGCGAGACACGGATACGAGAAGGACTGATGGAATCAGAACCCGACATCGTTGCCGAGGAACCCGAGGTCGAATCACCTTCGGTCGAATCCGAGCCTGAAGTCCTGACGGACAACTCGGGCGAGGAGGATGCCGTTCTTGATCGGCTGCTAGGGATCGACGCGCCTGCTCCACGGCAGGCTGCTCCTACGCCGGAGGCGACCGCTCCAGCGGACGATCCAGAGATGGATCGCGCGCTGAAGGCATTGCGGCGCGATGGCGTTCCGGACCATGTCATCGAGTCCAGCATGTCCGACCCCGCGAAGCTGCGGGAGTGGGGCTTGAAGGCCGCGAAGCGACAGGCCGACGTGGATGCCTTCGGAGCGAAGGTTGCCGAGGAACGCAAGAAGGCGGAAACGCCCAAGGCGTCCACGGAAACCGGCGACGGAGAGGCCGATGCCGATCCGTTGTCGCAGTTCAGCGAGATGTTCGGTGAGGATGCGTCCAAGCCGATCAAGTCGCTGGCCGACAAGCTCCGTTCCGAGTTCGCGGAGCGGACCCGGGACATGGAGGTGAAGTACGAGATGCGATCCGCCTACCGCGACATCGCATCGGAGTACGGCAAGGACGCACCTTCCTACGACGAGATCACGGAAGTTGCCGCGAGGGTCGGGCGCGAGAATCCCGGCAAGTTCGATTCCATCGCGGACGTCGTGCGCGAGGCGTTCCGGCAGAGGGCGGGAGCGCCCAGGAAGACGGATCCCAGGAACCTTGCGAGGCCGAACGTCGGGAGAACCCCTCCCCGTCCGGTCAAGGAGGTCGATCGGGAGGACGTGATCCTGGACGTGCTGCTTTCCGGCGGAACCCGTGCGGACGCGCTCCGCGCAGCAACCAGATAACAGGAGGGCGAAATGCCTTCGATCCAGACCTTCAACGACTTCATGACCTCGACCGGTCCGTCGTACCTCACCTCGGCTGATGCCGTCGTGAACGAGGCGGTCAAGAACACCTACGCTTTCTCGCGTCTGCTCAAGGGCAAGACCACCGAGCAGACCATCCAGGGCGGTACGGAGATCCGCGACGTCATCATGTTCGATGACAGCCGGACCTACGACCACTACCAGCCGAACGACACATTCGTGTGGCGCAACCCGCAGGTGACGGACTACGTCCGCGCGCCGTGGCGATTCCACATCGACCACATGTCGTGGACCGACGCCGAGGTCGAGCTGAACACCGGCGAGACGAGCGCCAGCACCAAGGTCGCGTACAAGCGGCTCAAGCGCATCAAGGAGCAGCGTCTCTGGACCTCGATGATGAACGGCTTCGAGGAGGACCTCTGGGCCGTTCCGTCCGTGAGCGGCATGGAGGACGAGAGCGGCAAGCTCCCGTACTCGCTGCCCTACTTCATCACCGAGATCGGCCAGAGCCTCGGTGGCGCACTCGGCCGGCGCGGACAGGCTCCGTACACCGCATCGAACAACTCGTCGACCACGGTCATGCGGATCAATCCGTTCACCGAGACGCGCTGGACGAACTGCATCGAGCTGTACGACAGCAGCAAGCGCAACCCGCAGTCTTCGACCTGGGGTAGTGCCCAGTCTGCCGCTATGGACGGAGACACTCCGTACAACCAGAGCGGATCCCCCGAGACGATCGACGTCTACAACCTGTTCTCCGCGTTCGACACGATGATGATGCGTCTCAAGTACGACGCTCCGGCGACCCGGCAGCAGTACTTCGAGAACCCGACCCTGAACCGCCAGATGATCCTCACCTCGCGTTCGGGCGTCCAGTTCTACCGGAACGCGCTCCGTCTCTCGAACGACACGCTGGTGTCGTACCAGGACGCGGCGTACTCGAGTCCGGCCTACGCCGGCATCGACGTCACCTACTGCTCGGACCTCGACACCGCCGCGATCTACGCCGCAGATAGCGGAACTGTCAGCCAGAACATCACGGGGTACAACGGTGTCAGCGGAGCCAACGGTGCGTTCAGCGGCTTCGGGACCGAGGAGGGGACCAACACGATCGTGAAGGCTCCCCGCTTCTACTTCGTGAACGGCAACTACCTCACGCCGATCTTCCACAGCAAGCGGTACTTCAAGCAGCACGAGGTCCTGCGGCATCCGAACCAGCCGTTCACCTACGTGCAGCCGGTCGATTGCTGGTCGAACCTGTTCTGCAACAGCCGGCAGCGCCACGGCATCGTGTCGCCCATCAACCTCGCCTAATCCAAGGAGCACAAAGTCATGTTTATTCCAGGCATCCTTGCTCCTACGGGCAATCTCGGTGCTCTCAATCCCCACCAGGTCGTTGTCAGCCCGATCGCGGCGACCGACGTCACGGCGAACACCCTCGTCCGCTTCGACCTGACCGGGACCCTTACGTCCGCTTCGGACATCGCAAAGCTGTACGACCTCGACGAGAAGAACTGCCCGTTCAACGTCGTCCGTGCGAACGGAACCGGCGGTGCGGCGGCGTCAGACTTCGGTATCTACGGAGTCGCACTCGAGGCGGCAACGGCCGGATCGCGCGTGAAGGTCTGCATCGCAGGACTCGTCCAGGTGCGGGTGTTCGCGACTACCTCGAACATCATCACAATGGGACAGAAGCTCTCGCCGGATGGCTCGAATGCCGACCTGATGACGCAGCAGGCCGACAACGCCCCGTGCATCGGAGCATGGCTCGGACTCGCGACCAGCCCGCCTTCGGTCGGCTCGATCACGGCATCCGCAACGGCCCTGTCGAACGTCCTGTTCAACGGCGTCGTCTTCGGCTCGTCCGGATCGTGATCGGTAGATGAACCCAGACGGGTCGCCGGAGGAAACTCCGGCGACCCGATTCGATGCTGACGTACGGCAATCTCAAGCAGCACATCCTGCTCGCGCTCGGCGGTCAACCGTCGATCGTGACGGGTATGACACGCGATCAGCGGATCGCGGAGATCGTCAATCAGTCGGCGCAGTACCTGTTCAGCAAGCCGTGGAGGTTCCGGGAGCGCACCGCGCGACCCGTCACGGTCACGGCGAACCAGAACTGGTGCGCCCTCCCCGGCGACGCCGAGGAGATCGTGAGCCTCACCTGCAAGGCGGGACTCGGATGGCGCGTCGAGCTGACCACGCCGGAGCACATCGAGCTGCTCCGCGCGAGCACGTCGCCGGCGCTGCACGACTCCGTCTTCTACGCCGCGATGTCGCGCCCCTGGGCGCAGGCCGACGGCACGACTCCGCTCGATCACGCAACCGACCCGATGCCGTCGGTGCGTCTCGACCTCTACCCGACTCCGCAGGCAACGTCCTCGGACTCGATCATCATCAGATACCGTTCCGGATGGGTCGCGCTGACGGACCAGACGCCGGCCGACTACAACATTCCTGTCCCCGCATACGCTGAATCTCTGCTCATTGCGTATGCCCGGGCCTTTGCGATGGCGTATGAAGACGAAGGTCTTTCTGCGCGTCTCATCGAGATCGATAACGGCCCGTTGTACAACACGGCTGCGATCAAGGATGGAATCCAGCAGAGGGATTACGGGAGGTTGCCGCCGAATCGTGTCGGCCCCTTTCGTCGAGAATCCAGCTCGGTATCGTCGGGGTTTTGTGCAGGGGCCGGGGTTCTAGTCCCGTCGACTGCCGCAAGCAACATCCGGTGGCGAGGCGTCTGGTCGGGGTCGGAGTCGTACGTGGTCGGTGACGTGGTCAAGCACGGACCGAGCGCGTGGATCTGCGTGACGGCGGTTTCCGGCAACGCGCCTCCCGACAGCCAGTGGGAACTGATGGTCCTGGGAACGGACGGATCCGGACTTCCGGAGGGTCTTGCCAACATGGCTACCGAATCCACGTTGCAGCTGATCCTCACGGACGTTGACTACCTACAGTCGAATCTGGATGGTTCGGGAGTGGATGGCGGAACCTGGGTCTGACGATGATCACGACCCAACCCTACAACCCCACCACCGACGACATGTTCCTCTACGAGGATCACGAGGTGACGTGGTCGGGAGGATCGACCATCTACAAGCGCGCGTATGCATGGAATCCGAACGGACGGCTGTACGGATACAGGCGGTCGCTCGAGGGTCTTGCGATCCCGTACAGGACCTTCTCGACGGAGAAGGCTCTGCTCGCCGCTCCCGACTACTCCTACTACTGCGACCAGGTCAATCCGAAGTCGGATCCCGTCAACAAGCCGCTGTGGTGGAACTCATGGCCTCCACTCTCGAGGATGGTGTCGAAGAATCATCTTCTGATGTGCGCGCATTGCTTCTTCAGCCCGACTAACGTCGACAGGCAGGCGCATCTCGGGCAGACCCTAGACAACCTGTACACCCCGGGAAGCTCGCTCAACGCGAGGCTGAATCTCCGCTTCATCGATGGCGATGACAATGCCATTGACATCCCGAAGACGGAGTTCGAGTATCCGTACACCTACGACTCCGGAGCGACCGGTCCTTTCATCACGTCGGCGTTGAGCCGTGGCACGGGTGGTCCGCTCCGATCACAGGACATGGCGTCTTCGGTCATGTCATCAGGGTTCCCGTTCAACCCGTTGACGCAGATCCTCCCGAACTCGAGGCCGACGGACTACGAACCGTACCTGCTCAATGCCGGCAACCTGACCGTGCAGCGTGGACGGTTGAACCGCATCGGACGTCTGGGCGCGGCATTACCGGGAGTCGAGCTTCTACGCGCGAGTCCATACGATGTGATCTACCTGCACGACAGCGGAACCCTGTTCGCATATCCGCTTTCGGAGCCGACGTCGCCGGAGGCCGGGGATGGGGTGCTCGGCATCGTCTGGGGCCACGTCGAGTTTCCGTTCCGATCGGATACGAATCACCCCGACACGCCCAGGTTCGCGGCTCCTCCGAGGACGGCTCCGTATCAGCCGTTCCAGCCCGGAATCGTCGAGGACGGAAACGATGCGATGACCGACTTCCGGAACTACTGGATCGAACGGGGATACCCGTTCCCGCAGGCTAGGAGGCTTCCGAAGCAGGATGGCTTCTCTGCCGCGACCATCGCGACCGTGAACGAACTTCGGACCAAGGTCCAGACCATCCTTTCTGTTGGGTACAGCTGATGCCTATCGACGGTGACATCTCCCCCCTGCGCTACACCAGCGTGGCGAATCCCGCTCCGGATCCGAACGACCAGACCGGCTCCGGAACGAATGCCGATGCCCTGGTCCACCGCCGTGGAACCCTGATGACCTGCATCAAGACGGGGCGCATGTGGATCACGGACGCGGTCACGGGATGGATCCAGATGATCCCGTCCTTCCGGAACACGGGAAACACCGTCTACGTGGAACTGAAGGGCGAGGTCGATGGCTCGAGCAACCCGACCGGCAACGCGAAGTTCGAGGCTTCGGGAGGCGGGTATCTCGACGTCATGGGCCAGCTGAAGGTCGATGCCTCCAACGTCACCCTTCCGAACATCACGTCCGCGTCCTCTCTCGGGACCGACTCGAGCGGGAACATCATCGTCGGAAGCGGAGGAGGTGGTGGCTTCGCCGCCGTTCGCCAGGCATACACGACCACCACCCCCGGGATCACGATTCCATCCGGAGCCAGCATGCTGACCATCCTGTGCTGGGGTGGTGGAGGCGGTGGCGGTGGGGGTGCGCTCAACAACGCGGGAACATCACGGTGCGGAGGCGGTGGAGGCGGTGGCGGTAGCGTCAACATCCAGAGCTACCTGGTGTCCACCCTGTCGGGAACCCTGACCGCGACGATCGGAGCCGGAGGGACGGGAGGGCTTGGTGCGACATCCGTGGCTGCGACGCCGGGACCGGGAGGAACCGGAGGAATCACATCCGTGACCGGTACATGGAACGGCACATCCATGCGAATCGGTTGGGGGTATTTGGCGCAGGGAGGCAACCGATCGGCAACGGGAACCTCTGCCGCAGGAGGCGGGGCCGGTACACAGGGATACGCTGGAGGCATCGGTGGAAGCGGACAAGCGAATACGACCGGAAGCATCGGAGCGCAGACATCGGCTTCGACCGGACTTTCGCGCTCATCTCATGGTGGAGGCGGTGGGGGTGGAGTGAACACCTCCAACACGGTCTTCCCCGGTGGCGCAAGCTTCGGTTCATATCCTCCCCAGGATCCGAATGTTCTCGGAGGCGCAACCGCAGGAGCCAACGGAGCCAATGAGGCCGCCGGGCGTGGTTCCGACTGGGACTTCTCTCGAGCCGGTGGAGGCGGCGGCGCAGGTAACAACGCCGGAAACGGAGGAGACGGGGGAAACGGAGGATTCGGAGCCGGAGGAGGTGGAGGAGGAGGCGGAACGTGGCTTGGTGTCACGGAACGCGGCGGAAACGGTGGAAACGGAGGCAGCGGACTCGTCGTGCTGTACTGGACATGAGATACGCACAGATCAACAACGACATCGTCGAGAACATCATCATCGCTGAACCCGATGTGGTGACGCAGCTCCCCGGCACTTTCATACTACTTTCCAATTCAGAAGGATGTTCCATCGGATGGCGATATGATCCGAACGCAACCCCTAGATTCATAGAGGAATAGCGTGGAACAACCGAAGCAGATCAACGTCGTCGGGATCTTCCAGATCATTACCATGATGATCGGAATCGCAACGCTCCTGTTCGCCTTTGGAGGCAAGACGGAGCAGTTGAATCGCCTTCAGACCGATCTCGACAAACTCGGGATCGTAGTGAACGATCTTGCGAGAGCACAGGCATCCGCCGCCGTGGCCGATGCGGTTCATAGCCGGACGCTCGAGGACATCCAGCGCCGGCTTGCAAACCTTGATCGGTACAGCAAGGGAGCGAAACCACCGAAACCAATCCCGCTCCCGATGCTCCCAAGCCCGGATACAAGACCACCGAGTTCTGGCTGACCGTCGCTGCTGCGGTCGTCGGGTTCCTCTTCGCCTCCGACGCCGTCACGACCGATTCCACCGGAGAGAAGGTTCTCGGCCTCGCGGCGATGGTGCTCACCAGCCTCGGCTACACCGTTTCCAGGACCCTGGTCAAGAAGTGATCGACATCGCGCTCATCCCCGTATCTGACTGCTCGACGACGATCGTGCTCGTCGACGTCGTGCTGTCATCCGGCACGGAGGAATGGGTGCATGCCGTCGATCTCGCCTTCGGATGGAACCCGAAGAAGATGCGGCTGATCGGGTTCACGGAGGACAGGTCGGAGGTCGAGTCCACCATGACGGGCGTCCCCGGGCTTTCCATGCCCATCATGCCCTGGGACTTCTACGGAGTCAACCAGAGCCTCTCCGACGGGGATGCGTACATGGTGTGGCTCGGCCCCCTGACCGGAGCCGCCGATCCGCAGCTGATCCGTACCGCCGTGATCGGAACCCTGGTGTTCGAGCGGATCGACGGGTCGAAGAGCACGGTCGAGATCCTCGAGACGGTCACGCATGACGCGGAGCTGCACACGAGCGTGTTCGCCGGCTACGTGCCGGGACTCGATCTCTTCGGAACGGGTTTCGATGCACGGATTCCCGCATGCGCGGAGGTTGTCCAATGAACGACTACGACGACTGGTTTGAGGAGAACGCCCCATGCTCGAGCGAATCGTCGCGCAGGTCACGCTTGCGCTCATCCAATGGCTGGATCGTCGAATATCGACCGCTTCCTCTGCGATGGATGCTGATCGCGATTCCGCTGCTCTTCGCCGCGCTGGTGATCGGATTCGCAAGTGGATGCTCGAACAACAGAACGGTGTTCGTCCCGGAGGCAAGTCCGATGAGGGTCGGCCCTGACACCAGGGCGAAGGTGTGGCTCCTGATCAACGGCCAGTGGGAGATCAGCGGTAACCGCATCGTGATTCCGGAAGGGTGGTATCTCGTACCGCCGAGCTACGTGGAGGGTGAGGAATGAGCGCACAGATCCAGATCAGGCGTGACACGGGATCCAACTGGACCGCAGCGAATCCGACCATCGCGGACGGGGAGATCTGCTACGACTCGACGGCAGGAGCGATCAAGATCGGCACGGGCGTCGCGTGGTCATCCACCGCGTACCTCGCGTCATCCCTGCCATACCTCACGACCGCAGCGACATCGTTCGACGGGATCACGAGCACGGGTCGGTACAGGCTCTCGACGCCATCGACGATGACGGAGGGGCCGGCGGCTCCTATCGATGCCAAGGCGGCTGACGGCCAGGGTCTGCTGACGGTCACCACCTTCGGATCATCGATCCTCCAGCAGCTCTCCACGGAGGGTGACGGAACGCAGCCGCAGAAGTCGTGGATCCGCATCTACGACTCCGACTCCGCTGCATGGCGCGCATGGACTCCCCTGTCCCTGTGGGCCGTGGACGCGACCGAAGGGACGGACATCGCGGTCATCGACGCCGACGTCAAGGGTGTCGCTTCGTTCGCTCCGGGGGCCGTCGGAACGCCTTCCATCGCGGCGAACGGCGATCTCGATACGGGCATCTATTTCCCCGGGGCCGACCAGATGACGCT